AAGGATGGGGTCGGGGGCGGTGTGTTAGTAGCAAAAAACGATTCGTTGGTGTTGTTGGTGTTTGTGGCGTGTTCGCGGCGTTGTTTGATGAGTGCGTCTCGTTTGGCTTTGTATTGTTGGCCGCGTCTTGCGTTGCAGGGTTTGCATGAGGGCACCATGTTGTTTATGTCTGTGTTGCCGTCTGGGTTTCTGTCCCATTCGATGAGGTGGTCGGCCTCTGTGGCTGTGCCTCCGCACCAGTGGCAGGCGGGGTTGCCTTGTAGTAGTTGTTGGCGTGCTGCTCTGTATGCGGGGTCTGATGTTCGTTTGGGCATGTCGGGGTTTCTCCTGTCTGTGCGTAGCCTACCTAACTGGCGCGCCCCTACATAGGGGCTTTGCCTACTGTGTGTGTGTAGACGTTGGTGCGGTGCTTGCCCCCCACACTTCGTGCTAGTAGCACTGGCTGCCGGATGTTTAACACCTATGGACGGACACCATTCGCATTTATGACGTTTGGACGCTGCACACCAGCCTTATGGGCATGGCGCTCTACCCTCGTTCCCGAGTGTTATACCGGCAGAGTGCAAACCCCTACGCGATCATGAGTGCTGGCTAGTGCGCGACTTCACTTCGCACGACTTAGCTCGGTTCCGTCCCATCCGGATGCAGACGCCTATTTGGCCGAGGACCAGCAATATTTAATTTTGAGAAATTGTAGTTAGGTGAAAACTTTTCACGGAGAAGTACATATGTACTTTTATGAGGCGCTGCCTAGGTTGCGTACTCCTTTAGCGCCTAGTCGTTTTGAGATGTTGTGCAGGTCGGACGGTTTCCACACATAGCACTCTGCCCATGGAGCTAGGTGGAAGAGCCATTCTTTTTGATCGGGTGACAGTACGCCTTTGTCGGCTTTAAGTTCGCAAACGATAAAGCCACGCTCTCGATGCGCTAGGCATAGATCGGGCCAGCCTTTATCACCGGATAATGCGGTGCGCCATGTGCCGTCACGGGATTGCATTTTTTGTGGGTGGAACACTCGCCAGCCGTTCATCCTGGCTAACTGGATTACTTGGGCTTGGAAGCCTTTTTCGTTCATGGTCGGAATACCAATAGTGCAGAGGGGAATGGAGCACAGTTTTTTTGGTCGTCAAACTTTAGGCGACCTTTTATGAACCGTATTTCTGTGGCTGTCATGGCGTACTCGTGCCACCATTTTGTATCGGTACGGCTTGGAATTAGGAACACGGAAAGTTTGCCTTTGGCTTGTTCTTGTTTTGCTTTGGCTAGCCATTGCCCGATCACGTTGCCGTATGGCGGGTTTACATAATTGCTCATGCCCCACTCGACTTGTAGACCGTCAAAGCGGGGGTTTGGTGGACATGGATCAAAGTCAAAACCGAACTCGGCGTGTAGGGCTTGGTAGAACGCTTTAGGGGTTTTCCAGTTATCCCGAGCGGACATGAAGTGCACGCTCATAATTCGCCGTTTATGTACTTGTGCACATATAAGCCGAGCGCGCAAGCTGCGACGAATGGCCACGACATCGCAAGAAACGCTAGAAACGAGTAGTAGGAAACTTTGTCGTTTTGTGACATATCGTCGGGTTCGCCAGTGTCCCAACGTATTGACAGGTAGCGGAAGAACATAAACGCGGGTAATACCATAACGCCCCAAACGTAGGTAATCATGGTCTTTTACCTACTGACAACTCGTATAACTCTTTCCATGCGTCGGCAAACTTTTTCCATGTTTCAACCTGTTGCAACGCTGACTGTGCAACGTTGCGCCACTCGTCTTTGTCGGCTCGTAACTGGTCAATGGTGCGCTGTAGGTCTTGGATTACTGGGTCATGTGTTGTCATTGTCGGGGTCTTTCGGTTGGGCTTTTAAGAGTGCTTCGTATTGTTCAGTTAGTGCTAGGACAGGGCAATCGGGGTGGCATCCCCAGCCTTGTCGGCAGCTGTTGGTGTGGTGCGGAACTTTCATTAAAACGGTTCCTCACTGCTGTCGGGTTCTGGGAACTTGCCTGCTTTTAGATCGTCAATGAGCGCCGACATCTCTTTGCTCGTGAGTGTGGCTAGCCATTGTTTCGGCACTTCACGCTCGGCTTTTTTGTAGAAACTGGCTGCGAAATACACCTGTTTTTCGGTGGCTAACCCTGCGGGTTGTGTGACGGTCACGCTAGGCATACGAGTGTCTGTGCCTCGCTCGACTGCGGGCCCGTTGCTGGTGCGCTGCACTTTCGCCATTTCTTCCCGGCTAGGGCGCTTAGTCATGTCAGACCCTGCCATTTGTGCGTTCGCAAGTGCGCGACCAATCGAACTCGTTTCTGCATTTTCCACATGGCTCGTGCGGTTCACGTTGCCTTGTCCGCGTACTTCCTCTGCATAGCCAGTAGCGATAAGCATTTCGCCTAGCCACAGTTCTGCACGCATTACGCAAATGTCCGCACCGGGTTCGCTAATCATGCGGGTCAGTACGCGTGGGTAGTCGTTTTTGGATGCTTCGTAGCCTGCAATCTTGGCGGTTAGCCAACGATCTAGACGGGCGGCTACTGGCTCGTAATCGTCAAGGTTAAAGCCCACGGTTCACCTGCTCAATGCTTGGGTGCCATGTGTGGTGCATAATGGATAACTCGGTGAGGCGTGCAGCTGCTTCGCCTAGCACCTTGCCTCGAATCTCGTCACCGCTTAGGTGTGCGTCCGTAGCCATGTTTTTTAGGCGTTGGATTATCTGGGCGTCTGTCATTTTGTCGGGTTCCTATCTGTTGTTAGTTGCTGTTGCCTCGCCAGTGGGCTAGGCCGCCATTCTCGTAGAGGTATTTTGCTACTCGGAAGTTGCATTGTGCCTGCATGAGAACTGTGCTACGCGTATTTTTACCACACAACTGCGTCGTAACCGTGTACCAAGATGAATTGACCTGAAACAAACCCACGTCCCATGATCGGACGGCCTTGCAGCGTTTACGGTTGTGGAACCTGCCGTTATCTCGACAGTCAAGATGACTCATGCCGGTGCGGTAATTCCAGCCCACCGCCCGTGTCTCGCACTTTGATTCGCGCCACATGATCGCGTCCATGGTGCGCCAATCTTTACGTTTAAACGTCTGTTTTATCTGCTCGGTGTACTTAGGGCACAGCCAAGGTTTAGACGCCTCTACGGGGCTTACAACGGCTATAGGGGCAACTGTGAGGGCTATGGCGAGGGCTAGGCGTTTCATAGTAAAGACTTCCAAATCTTGACGGGTCGGCGGTGGCACTCGGGACGGGCCGACGGGGTGTAACGATCAGTGGGCGCAATCCAGCCAGCCTTGGCGGCGTTGGTCATCATCGCACCAACCGCGCGAGGCTCATGGGGCATCGGGTTGAGGCGTTGGTGCATCAGTTCCCACACGTCATCGGTGGTGAACTCTGGGCGTGTTTTGGCTAGCCAACGGATAGCGGCTTCACAGTGCAATTTCCATGCGGGCTGTGCATTTGCCTCTACCTGCTCTATGGCTCGGTCTCTAGCCTCAATGGCTGCGGGTACGTCAAATAGTGACGGTTGGGTGCTCATAATTAGGGTTCCTATCTAGGCCGTGTCGGGTGGCCTGCATGTCACCTTAGCAAGCGGTTGGGGCGTGTCAAGTCATTAGATGACACAACCCCAGCACCGCCGATAGGAAAGGCAGTACTGGGGCGTCGTGTCTCCATGCCCGTAGGCATTGGCGATTACTTTATACCTGCACGGGTGAGGGCGTCAATCCAAGCAGCTCGAAACGCTTTAGCGTCGTCCGCAAAATTCGGTGCCAATTCCACATGTAGCCAGCGCCCACCGGGCGTTCCTGCGTTGTCTTTAGCGATAAAAATCTTCACGCCCGCTAGACCCTCGCCTCGTGAGCATCGGTAGCCAGCGCCCCAAGCGGTTGCGTCTTTGGGGTCTTGTTGTGGCCAGCGGTAGGCGTAGTCGTGTATCTCTTCGATGCCTAGTTGGGCGCTGTTGTTGAGTAGGAAATTCCAGAGTGTGAGTGCGTTGTCTCGGTTTTGGTATCCAAGGTCTACGGCGCGTCCGCTGGCGTGGACAGATAACTGGCTACTGCCTCGCATTGGGCGGTTTGCCCATGTGCCAAGGTTGGTGAATCCCCAGCGTTTGGATGCGAGGCGTAGCAGCTCTGTTGTGCCGGGGCGTACCGAGCCGTGGTTGCCGTCAGAGTTGCCTGTGTATTTACGGGGCACTTGGCGGGTCTTTCGGCTTGTCTTTAAGTCCGTTGCCTGCCAAGAGTCCGATGAGACCGCCTGCGAGGGTCATAAGCATTGGGCTAAGTACTGCCCACGCCTCTGCGTCGTTGGGGGCTTGCTCGACTGGTTGCACAACGAACAGCAGACCGTAGATCAGAGACACTATGGCTGCCACGAATGAGAACGAGAGTGCGATGCCTACGATGAGGATTAAGCGGGCCTTTATTTCTTCGTTGCTTAGGCGGTTTTCGGGTTTCATGGGCATCGTCTTTCTAGTAGGCCGTCTGCTTTGGTGGTGTCGCAGTTTTCGCGCACACGATCAGCGCAGCTACTCACCGCTAGGGATAGTAGGACTATCGGCAATAATCGCTTCATAGTTTGCATACTCCTCATCGGTCATTTCGCGTACTTCGTCATCTATTTGAATTAGTGGTTTGCTCATTGTTTAGTTCCTGTATCCATAGACGCGAATAGTGCCACCTGTAATTGTGCCTGTACTTGGCGTGAGCGTGAAACTCGTGTAGGAGGTTGTGTTGTTCAAAAAGCCACCAAAAGCACCAGCCACACCGCCAGCAGACGCGCCAATATAAATACCTGACATCGAGGTTTCGTTAGACAGAAACGGCCCTAAAACGTTCATGTTCACGGTTAAAAGTGTGGTTTTGGATGAGCCAACAAATTGCCACGAGGCTCCGTTGTTTGTGTTGGCTACTGCGGTAGCGCCTGCATAGTTTGCGTATGGCAAAGCCATGTAGTAGCCAGCGGCTGCAGCTCCTAAGGTCATTCTTAGGTCGCCGTCTGCGCTTGCTGACCCGCCGTTTAGCAAAATAAGGTAGTTGTCATAGTTAGCCGAAAATGCATCTGTAACGGTCACGCTAGAAACGGCTGTGCCTACCGTCTGCGTCTTAACCAACCACAGACCAATCGAGTCCATAGCGGCAGCGGTCAAAACCTCACCGGGCGAAAAATCAGGTACTGGCATAACTAAAATCCTAACTTGTTTCTACTAAGCGTGCTCACACATAACCCAAACGGCTCGTATCCAACACACCAAACTGGGCATCATCCAGCGTGAACGGTTGCCCCAAATTGGCAGAAAAATACAATGTTTGCCTTGACTGGTCAATGTAGTAACTTGTCTGAATCCCCTGCAACTGGCCGACATACGTCTGCCCTCTAAAGTCAATATTGACGCGGCTACCCAACATTAAAAAATTATTGCTTGTTGTTGTAAAAGTTTTAATTTCGGCAAAACGGTTAATTTGCGTATTCTCGGTGCTGCTTAGCGTTATGGTCGCAGGCACCGCGGTTGTTTGTTGGTTAAACGTGAAAAGGTATTGCGCCAAATCGAGCATGTCGGACTCTCGATCTAGCGTCGTTGAGTAGTTAAGCGTGTTGTAAGGCCCAGACGCAGCTAGTACCACCTGTGTAGCCCTGCCGCTAGCCGTTACTAGTATTTCGTTAAACGCTTGTTCGGTGCTAGACAGAAACTGCAACCCCATGAAATGGCTGCCAGCGTTGCCGGGGAACACATCCGTGACCGAGGTAGATACCTGATAGTTAGGCGCAAAGAATCCTATTGCAGAGGAAAACCCGCCGAACGGGGTGCGCTGTAAATCTAGATCGTCAATGTATGCCTGTACGTTGCGGGCTATTTGGTTAAACAAGTCAAAAGCGCCACCGGTGTAAGTAAAGGTTTGCGGGGTTTTATCATAAACGTTTATGTTTGCCGACGCGAAACCGTTGTCGGTAGAAATGTTGGCTAATTGAGTTGTGCTTGACTGTTGCCCACCTGCCACACCTGTAACCAAATAATCGTTTAACTGGGTCGCGGCTAACTGCCCTGTGGGGCCTGAACAAGTGATAACAATTCTGTCTCCGGGCGCTGCACCTGTGACCGTGTTGTAAGGCATTTCGTAGGTGCGCTCAATGTCAGTGATACGCCCACAGAAATAAGCATCGGCGGTGGCGCTGTTTGTTTGTCGCACGTCTATGAACTGCCCAACGGCTAATTCCACCGTAAACGTCGCAGGCGGGATTATTTCGATTACGCATGAGGAACCGATGAATGGGTCGGTAGCAATTTTTCTACCTCGGTTGATGTTTACCGACTGGACACCGGAGAGCACTGTGTATGTGCCGTTTAGGGTGGCGCAATACTGAACGGACGGGGGTGTGTAGGTCATAGCCCTGAAACACGGATAGGTACACTGCCGCCGCTCGTGCGCATGTATCGCTTCAGTGCGTCTACAACGGCGTTAGGGTCTGCGCCCTGCACATAGATATTGACATCACCACGCCCGCCCATAGAGCCTATACGATCCAACGGCACTACCGCCTCTGGGCCAGCCTCACCAATAAGCGCCAAAGTAGGGCCAGTAACAATGCCACCGTCCGCAAGCATCGGAATGTTAGGCATATCGAAGCCTTTACCGCCGATACCAGGAACCCAGCCAGGCACAGTGAACTTAATTTTTCCTACGCTGTTATTCCACGCGCTAGCAATGCCGTTAAACACTGCTTTGACAATGTTAAGCATGGCCTTAAAGCCCTCAATGGTTGTACCAATGTAAAACTTAATTCCCTTAAAAACTAAGTCCACCACGGTGCGGACAGACTCGAAACGCTGATACGCAAGCGCCAACCCAGCAATAAGCGCGATAACGCCTACCACAATCGCGCCGATTGGGTTGAGAGCCATAGCCACGTTAATAGCCATAATGGCTACTGCGATAGCGCCAAGTGCGCCCGCGATAATCATGAACGCTTGCGGGTTATTTTGAGCCCATGTAGCCATGCTTTGCAACAGTGGCAACACAGCCTCAATGGCAGGTAGCAACGCCGCACCAATAGATTCTTTTGTCTCGTTAAACGCTACGCCAAGACGCTTAAACTGCCCTTCAGCGGTGTTGGCTGCCGTAGTTGCAGCGCCGCCGGTGGTCTTGGCAATCTCTGCCATAATGTCCTCAAACGATGCGCCTTCTCTGACCATCTCGCGGTATTCGGGGGCTAGTTTGGCTAATGCCCCCATATTGCCCCCCAGAGCCTTTGTGAGAGCGTCTGTGACCGTTCCTAGGGGCTTTCCAGTGGCTGCGGCTATGTCCATGGCCTGTGTAGCGAGTTCTTGTGCTCGCGTTACATCGCCAGTAGCACGAGCCAACTTAGACAACACGGGGCGCAGCTCGTCATCCGTGATACCGAGCAGTTGACCCTGTGTCGTAATCCAATCCTCATTTGAGGCAATAAGGGCATCGGTTGCGCCTGTCGTTTGGCGTAGTGATCGTGCTAGTTCCTCTTGTGCAGCTTGGTCGGCAATAGCGCCTTTAGTGGCGTCAAACATTGCAGCGCCAAGCGCACCGATAGCCGCAGTAGCAGGCAACATGGCTTTCTTAAGTACAAAACCAGCCTTAGCGCCAGCGCCCTCTAACTGCTCAAACTCCTTACGAGCCCGGTCAATACCCTTACCGTTAAACTCGGTAATAATTGGGATGTTAATAGCCATTAGACCCTCGTTTTCCTGTCCACAGACTCCATGATTTTATTCACAAGGTCACGCATCTCGCCTTGTAACTCTGGGCCTTCTTGCTGATAAGCGCGCCACATAACACGGGACGGTTGCCCAAACTTAGAATTGAGGGCGGCAATCATTTGCTGACCCTGCGGTGTGGATGCTTTGCCTGAAGTGTCGAAAAGAACAGAGGCCGACCCAAGCCAGCGAATACCAAACGTGGAAAGGTTTTTTGTGTAGCCGTTAAAAGTGCGTGGTTTTTTGCCTGAAATATAACCACGGATGCCGTATTTCCATTTAAGCCACTCGCCCATACGGCGACGTCCTAAACGACCTTGCGCGCTGCCACGTCGAGGCTCGGGTGCTACGCCACCACCACCAAACGGTAGAACAGACTGCGACGAGCCCGACGGTGTCCACGATCTGTCCATGCCGGACAACGGCGCACGACTAGGTACTAATTGTTTGCCAGCGTCTACAACTGGTTTAACAATCTGCTGATAATCCTTAGTGATCTGGCGGCGCAGTTTCTTGTCAATGTCGTTTAACTCGCGTAATGCCTCTTTAACGCCTACCACTTCTAGTGAATTGCTAACGGGCATTTTTCTGCTGTTCCTTGACTATCGCATCAACCGTGTGTAGGTCTTTAATGTCGAAGTCTACTCCAGTGGGCCACCAGCCTGTGCGTAGTAGCAGAGCTGCTAATGCGTATCGGTAGGTTGCCCGGGGGTAGGGTTTGCGTCTGTTTCCTGTTCCACTACCTCAATAGACACGGCGCGTTTGATGAAGTCATCGAATACGACGGGCACTGTAATGCCGTG